CTTCTGTAGTTTTACTGTTTTCTCAGGGTTCTAAATAGTTTTCCTTCTAAACGGTAAGCTGTTGTAAAGCTGTGGCCAGTGAATTAACACCAGTTGCAGCAAGACCGTAAGGTCCTGGCAATACCATGCCAACTCCAGACATCCCCTTTATAATAGCAAGAACTCGAGCCCAAAAACCCTCGTTATCGACGAATGAAACGCCGACTGGAAGCTCATTGATCACCTTGCGGTATATTTCAAGAGCTAAAGCGTCTTTAGGCGAGTAAGTTTGGTATTCATAAATGGAAGATCCAGTGACAGCTTGATATTCAACACAGGCCCAGGTTTTCAAGATAGCCGTATTGGTAACATTAGGTCCTAAACCTGAAACTTTTACAATTGTTGAATCGAATTGAGCATCGAGACCAGTAAAACTAGTCCCGGTCAAAGGGAAAATAATTCGGCCGAAGTCACCAGCAGCTACATCTAATGTAGTGGGGACACTGCCCATATTTTCTAAAACAGATTGAAAATTAAAGGTTGAACCAGCGTTATAGGCTGCAGCATAAACTCCAAGGTTAAATGGGCCAACATACATGTCAGCATTTGTTGCATTGACTCCGTTCAATCCAGTTATGGAGTACAGAGTTGCACCAGTAGCAGGACGTTGTATCAAAGAAACAGGTAATTTCCAGGATTGGAAATTACCGCTCCAATTAGCTTGGTTAACTGTGGGGACAAATTCGATATGATTTGACACAAATCTAAACTTATCTACTACGTTTGCAGATTCAATAGAGCTAGGAAACAAAGTTAAGAAATCAGAGTAGGTCGTAGCACTCCACACCGTAGTGGCCAGAACTGGTGTTCCAGCTGCTACAGTGCACGAGATAAACGCAACTCCAGGGATAGGCACTAACATAATATACCAATCGAGATTGGCGCTACTAAAGTTAAATGGTGTAATCAACCTGTGTTTCTTAACTAAGCTTTTGCCTTGAAAATCATCAGGCACACCTTGCACTCTCGAATTAGCGAAATCTGGCGGCGCGAAGGCGCACTTCAGAAAAGCCATTCCATCAGGACTAATTCTTTTGCCATGAGTTAACATGTCTAGATTAATCCGAGCATTCTTCCTAGTGTTGTTAGTAACTCCATTAGCTTGAATGTGCGGGTACATGGTCTGCGTTGAATAGTTGGCATTACCACGACGTTTCCGTCTCGGCTTACCGTTGCCAGCTTTATTGGTAGCTGACTTACCATTGGCACCATTACTGGCTGGTGCCGCGCCATTCTTTCTGGAAGCATTCTCCATCTTAACATTAATTGAGCTCCTCCTCCCAGCTCTGAGTGGAAAATCCAATAGTCTCAAGGTGCTTCATCACTAGACCGAAGTCCGGATGATGAAAAGTTTGATCAACAAATTGTAATAAATGCATCTCCAAATCGATCCAACTCGAGATTTTTGCATGAAGCAAATTCATCAGAGTCTTTTCAATATTCAAAGGATATGATCCTTTTTCGGTGTACCATCTACTACAAAATTCGAAACCTTCTCCGACTTTCAGATAATCTTTCAACCCCCACCCCAGAGCTGCATACTTGCTTTTAGCATTCTCTATAAAGCTCTCTACAGTATCATCTCCAGCAGCTAGCACATTGTCGGCTCCTAGGTACATAGCTAATGCTACGCGCATCCAGGAGTTATCGCGACTCGTCTTATATTTGCCAGAGTTCACTATTCCTTCATAATCAGGGGCAACTAATGTTCCATCTGAAAATTGATAAACAGAAGATCCTTCCAATATCGGTTCTACACTTACGAGATGAATCCAGTCTGCACTTGGATTGTCGCATAGAGCAATTTTACCGCGAGCACACAGCTCAAGCAGCCATTGCTTACAGCTCCAATCCCAGCCACTTATATCAGCGTAGGCCATGTTACCCATAGCCATCACTTGATCATAAACTTCTTTATTCATTTCATCAGTAAATCCAATTCCGGGTTTAGAAGGTATATTCATCCAATTTGATATTTCTAACTTATGCAAATGTCTAGACAATAACATCTCAATGATCTTATCAACTATAGAGACACTCATTATAAGGCGG